AGGGATTATGAGTCCCCTGCTCTAACCGTTGAGCTAGGAGCCCTCGCACACAGACAATTGCTTGTCTGTGTGCTTATGTTAATCTACAGCAATATCCGAAATATCCAAGTTCCTTGAAAGTTTAATCTCAACACGGCCCCTGTGCACCCGCATGGTTTCGTCGGCGTCGTCGTTAACGTTTGGGCGCAACGATGCTGTCTCGCTGTCAAGTAAAAACACATCCTCTGTCTTAACAATTAACAAACGCTTTTTATATACAAGCCCTGCGTATTTTCTGGTTGCTGACTTAGTGATAGTCCAACAGTCTTGTTTTTTGTTATGTGTAGCTATAGAAACATGTTTTGATAAACAATCAACAGATGCAGCTATTCTAGCCCTCAGTTTTTGACTGATTGAGGTTTCATCTTTGATCGCTTTTTTAACTTCTACTCCAATCGTTTTAAACCCGTGGTCCGATTCTGGACTTTTCATCCAAGTCTCTTTTATCTTTTTTGACTCAGCTGTAGGCAGCACCCAAGGTCGCCAGCTAGACACAGTCTCTTTAGGTACTGTATTAGGCTTTGTAGGCGCGGTATCAGGTTTTGTAGGCTCGTCAGAAAAGTGCATAGTTTCGCAAACGTAAACAACAATACTCAAAGCGTCCAACATCACAAACTCCTTTCAACTAAAAAGTTACTCACAACTTATATAACGTTCCAAGACAATCACAGGCTTGCCTTCGTGTGTGGTTGTCTTTTTACCTCTTGTGTCGTACCCCTGTGGAGGGTACCAAACCATAAACCTGTTGATAACTTCTTCGTAGATATCGTTTAAGTTATCACCGTATAGCTTTATGCTAGTTGTTAGTGAGTCTCTGTATTCCGTAGCGTTTAAATTATCCAAAACCTCTTCAGGCATACCGTTTAGAAAACCAAGAGACTTGATATTGATAGGCATCCCCATATGTTACCAGCCTTTCTTATTCTTCGTCGAGTGCGTCTACAGGTCCCAGAATTTGTTCAACCCTTTCGTTAAGTCCGTCGTCTTCAAGACCTTCGGCAAGGTCGTATATTAGATACTCAAGTTCACTTATATGACTTCTGAGCTTTTTGATCTTGTTAATCAATAGCGCATTGCTAGCAGGCAAAGCTTTTTCTAGCTCGTCTAAAATGGTTTCGGCGTCGTGTGAGTTCATCATTGTGTTTTACTCCGTTGAGGCTTTGAACCACATAACGGCAATAACAGCTAATCCTAAAGCTGCATAAGATTGCCAGGTTATGTTTTTTCCCTGCATCAAGGCAGGTATAAGGGCGTAAGTGACAGTTACTATTAAATCCCATACAAGAGAAGCAGCGACTATTTTATTAGTGTCGTTAAGCGTTCTTATCATCACGATCCACAACGTAGATGACATTAACGCAACAGACCAATTTAAAGCAAAGATGTAACTAGAATCACGAAATAGTTTGTTGTACGAAGCGTAGCTTGCAATAGAATACAGCAAAAAAACAGCCAGTAAGCACATAGCTACTTTCATGTTTACCCCTCCGGTTTTAACGTAGGTGCATGATAGCAAATGCGCATTTTTTATAACACTGGCAAAACAAAATCCGCGCAGAGCGTGTGTGATCGCACTCTGCGCGGGTTTATTTTTAGTCAAGTTTTTTTGTTAAAAAACTTGACAAGCTGCTAGTAGCGACAGCAAGCGTACCACATACCATTACGGCCCTGGGCAAGGCCTACCTCACGGGGCTGCATCCGTTGCCGGAAGCAACAGTTCATTTCCGCAGCATACGGGGTGGCACCACAGCCACAACCCTCGTACCCAGAATTGCCACCAAAGTGGCCAATCCTGAGGATCGAGGCCATGTGGTTGGCAACGCCTTGCGCATTTGAAAAAGTACCGTACACAACATTGCGGACAGGCCCTTGGGCGGGCTGAACGGGTTGCCCTCCGTTTGTTCCCTTCCGTCCAACTAGCCCAAAAGGACCTGCCATGCTCAAACCAGCCACAGCGGCTGCCATGCTTAGACTCATAATGTAACGCATCTTGCTACCTCTCTAAACAAAACAAAAAGCTTGACCAAGCCTACCTACAGTTTGGTCAATTCACTTTCGCACCAGGCACCAGTTTGATTTCTGGGCCGTGCAGTTGTTTGAGGGTCTTGGTACCCTCAGCCTTGGGAGCAGCAATCAGCTTGCCCTCTTTGTCTTTACCGATTGGGCTGGTGCTGCCGTCAGCCCAGCGCAGGGACGCCTTACCGTCCTTACCCACCACGATCTCGACTTTTGTGTGCCGAGCTTCTCGACGCTCTTCAGCGCGTTTACGCATGTTGCCAAGAGGACCAGCGAATGCTGCAGAGGCGACGGTCAAAACCAAAGCAGACAAAACAAACTTACGCATCGGAAACCTTTCTAAAACAAACAAACAACAGACAAGGAATACTTGCCTGCAGTGGACCTGGCAGGAATTGAACCTGCGACCAGACGTATATAAGACGTCCGCTCGTACCACTGAGCTACAGGTCCAGACAGACCATGGTAACAACCAAGTAACCACAGTCAATACTCTCGGCGGGAATCGAACCCACAACCTACGGAGTAGAAATCCGTTGCTCTATCCAGTTGAGCTACGAGAGCACGACTCTTGCTGTTTGTAATTTATTTATTACAAAACCAGAGCTCTACCATTGAGCTACCGAAGGCGCGCCTTGCGACGCTTAGAAAGGATCAGTAGTCTGATTCTTGTATTCTTGAGCAGCCTCTAAAATCTTATTTAAGAAGGTTACCAAGGATTTATCGCTTTCAGCTTTTTTAGCAAACACTGTTTCGACGTTGAACTTTATATTATCGGTTACGGCGTCAGTCATGTCTAATATCTGTTTAGCTACAGCTGTGGATAAAAACTCGTTATCTTCTTTGCAAGCCTGGGTTATTGTTTTTTGGTTATACTCGAGCTCCGTAAGATGGTCTTCAAGTCCTCTTAGCTTTTTTTCCAGAGTGGAAACTCTTGCTTCCAACTCGGCATTAGCCTTCTCACCCGCAGCCAACCTTTCTTGGTAATTAACTAAAGTCTGGTCCGACTCAACCACGCTTCTTGATTTCTTCCAAATCGCCATGATAGGCTCCTTCCTCATATGTCTAAAAACCTTGCAATTTGATTATGGGTGCCTGCTCTGTTTTCTACTCGTTCGCTATTGATGTCCCTAACAACAGTAGAAGCGCTAGAATTGTTAGTCAACTCTAGCCTGAAAAAAGAGTCACAACCAGATGCCAATTTTACTGTTAGAATCTCTTCTATATTAAGCCTTACCCTAGCACTGACGTTAATAGAACCGGACGCTGACCTTCTTTCAGGTACTTCTACAACATTCGTAATGTTGTAATCAACATCGCAAATTGTGTCAGCAAACTTGTGTTTAAATATTACCGAGTTATTACGAACTCCGTACAACACATTGTTGGTCTTATTAACTTCGCTACTGTTAACTATAAAGACAAGAAGTTCATGATCACCGTTGTTAAAACATTTAACTTCTTCGATACAGTCGGTTTCTTCTTCTATGTCGATTACAACATCGGCAGTTGGTAAGTTAAACGCAACAGAGTCAGCCAAATCGCCCATAACTTTGGTAAAATCGTTTTCCGGTATTACGGCTCTGACTTTATTTATAGAATCATGTGTTATGTCATCGCTTACAGTGTTGGTACTCCTGTGGTACAAAGCGTCAAAATTGTTGTAGATGTAAACCTGTTTGCCGTTTACTACAGTAAACAACTTTGTCTTGTTGAAACAAAAAGATGTTATGTCTGAACCTAGGAAATGTACAAGCTTGTGTTTCAAGACTCTGTTAAAGAATACGATCTTACAGTTGTCAAACAAACCAGCCAAAACACCCCTGTAGCTTTTAAACTCGTTAAATTCTAAAGAACTCATGAAATACACGCTAAGAGGATACTCGGCGCAAACGTCATTAAGCTCAAGCAAACCTGGCGACCCTACGGCGTTACTGTTTCTAAAAGTTGGGGCCATCTGGCGTATCACAACCATGTTGCGCCCTGAGCTCATAAACAAACAACACGCCGACATTAAAACCTTAGCCACAGTAGACAGCTGATTCTCCGACCCTAGGAAAGTATCCCACTTACTCCTTACGAACATGTGATACTCTGTCCGTTGCATTGTGTAGTCTGCTATAAGCTCAGGCGCACTTAGCAAAGCCTCGACTGCAGGGGTTTTTATTTGTATTACATCATTTGGGTCTTCGGCGTTAACTATTTTGCTGTTAACTGTAAGAAGCTTAAGCTCGTGCTTTCTAGCGTTCTTATCAGAATATTTGACCACATACGCAGTCAAATCGGTATCGCTTGTAGCGCATATGACCACAAACTGGTTAGACAAGAATGTGTTAGATACCGTCAGTATCTTTACCACTTTAGCTTTTAAATCAATCTTACGAAGTTCGCTTTTATCGATTCTGTTGTACATTATTACTTTGGTAGGTTCTTCCCTTGTAACAAACAAATCGGTTACAATTTTTGAAGCTTGGTTAGTAGGAACTTCAGTAGATATTACGTTATCAAGGTTACTGATAACCGCCTCGTTACCGCTTCTGACCTCTACCTTGTTTTCTTTCCACACTGGAGAATGAAGAGCAATTTTTTTACCTATTGAAATGATGTCAAACATCACCTGATTCCTCCTTGAGAGTCTTTATCTTTTGAGCCAGCTCTGCTGCCAACGTGTCAGCGTATTCAAACATCTGGCCTAATTGTTCGGCCTGGTGTTTTAACATTTTGACATTTTGTTTAGCCAGCTCTAGCAGACTAGCTGGAGATGTGATCGTGCCGTCATGGCCGATCATTACCCCAAACGGAATATCGTTATTACCTGTCTTCCAGCTAAATATGATGCTTACAGCGTCTAGATACGGCTCAATCAAAAAAGCTTCCTGAGCTGCCGTTGTCAAGTGTTCCATCATCACTTCCAACGGCAATTTCTTTTCCGTCATCGGTCTGTCCTTTCTTAACGTTAAGAAAATCTTCAAAGCTGTCTATAAAGGCTGTCGTTGTTCTGACAGCCAACCACCAGGGAACAATAGACCACCAAGGTAACACAGGCAGGCAGAACAGAGACAGCCACAAGGAGCTGTGGTAGCTGAAACAGAAACGACAAGACAAAAGCTCGCCAAATTTTCTGCTCAGCCACCACTCACCTTCGTCGCGAATAAGCTCAGCCCAGGCCCTGTACCATGAGAATATGGAACCCAAGAACCATACGTCCAGAATCGCTTTCGATCCAAGACAGCACAATACAAAAGCCATTAGCTGACTCATGGGTTATCCCTTGGTTACTTACAACGCGTCATCTTTTATGTCGTCAGAGCTGGCGACACATGTATGATAATCATCGCCTTCAAACTTGGTAAGTACGTCTCTTACCGTGTAGTTGTTTGAGAAAAACTCTTTTGCGTAGTGCTTGCGCCAGAGAATTATCAGAGCTTTCTTAAAGTTATCGTATGAGTTGTCGGTGCGCATTTTATTATAAAATGCGTCATAGAAGTCAATTGTATTTTCCATCACAGCAGCCAAATCACAAATCATATCGCTGGCTGGGATGACCACACTTGAACGTGAACTGTAGTAACGCTTTGACATGTCTACTATCCTTTCAACAAATGGTATGAAACAACTGAACTGGAATAGCCTAGTAACCTTTCAAATCTGTCTTCTTCTTCTTCAGGAAACTTGATTACAAAATAAGACTTTCCTCCGTTATTAAGAAAAACTTCAATAGTTTCAGAATTATCTATCAAAGTAGGGAAAAGATTACCTAAGAACGACGCGTCCGTGTCCAGCTGTGTCATTACTTTGTAAAGGGTATGGGTTATTTCTTTCCCACTCATTCCAATATCCTTTCGATGGTCCTACCCACGGATCAGCCGTGACATCGGTAAGTCCAGCTTCTTCTATAAAGTCTTGGACAACCTGTAAAGGCGTGAGTTTAGCTTCCATAGCTTTAGAGATAAAATCATTTGAAATGTCAGCGTCGTTCAGTGTTATTAACGCCCTCCTTTGCAAATGCCACTCGACTTGTTTAGAAAACAGGCCTATGTCCATTTGATCTCCTAAAACAAGAACGACCAAACATTGCTGCCTGGTCGTTCACATTGGTTGTCAATTTTCAGTTGCCTGTTCGGTCACTGACGTACTTGACGCCGTACAGACATGAGTACAGTGCTACGCCTCCCCACACAATAGGAAGACCGCTACCTGTTATAACGCAAGCCATGATAGTGATAGCCGTTAGGGCTAGAATCATGTTGCCTAGAATCTCAGTCACGTTAACCTCTTAGCCAGGCCATTCAGCCGACTTTGATCTATCCGGTGGCGGATTACCTTGTGTATATCTTTGGTAATCTGGCAAAGGTAAAGGCGGCTCCAGGGGATAATCTCTAACTCTTAGAGCGTTGAGATTCACGGTACTCATGGGTTTTCGATGGGTCTCGATTAACCCCCGCCTTTCAAGAAAACGTCTGGCTGAACGGCTTATCATTTATTCGTTACCTACACTTAAGCTGCAAGGAAAAGCATAATAGCCACGAAGAGTATAACCGGCCAAGCTGTTTTAATCCAGCTGTGGACGTTATCATAAAGTTCGTCAACTAACTCGGAACCACGGTCATCATTCATGATTATATCCTCTAACGAGAACCTGAAAAAAGTAATAGAAACACAGATGTCTAATCTGTCGGAGTTGGATAGGCTCAACCTTTTTTTGAAGATTGTCAAAGAAGGGCGTCTGCCTAACTTTTCTCCGTTACTTCCTTTGGTTCTTACTCTCGATGGAAAGCCTTACAGTCTGTCAAACCACTATCAGTTTGAAACGCTGTTTTACACCAGAATGCCTAAGTCAATGGTTTTAAAGACAGGGCGTCAGGTAGGCAAATCCACCGTAGGTAGTGCTCACGGTGTAATCACTTGTACCTCCATTCCGTATTTTCGCACATTGTACATAACTCCGTTGTTTGAGCAGGTGCGTCGTCTCTCTAACAACTATGTGAGACCATTCGTTGAACAGTCTCCTGTACGTGCCCTTTGGACAGGCACGAATACGGAAAACAGCGTATTGCAGCGTAGTTTCCGTAATTACTCCATGATGCAATTTAGTTTTGCTTCTTTGGATGCTGATAGGGTTAGAGGTGTTAGGTCAGATAAAGTTGTTATTGACGAAGTCCAAGACATGGACCGAGACTTGATTCCGATTATCAAGGAAACGATGTCAGCGTCTCCTTGGGCAATATCTCAATACAGTGGAACTCCGAAAACTCCAGAAAACACAATTGAAGGATTGTGGCTGATGAGTTCTCAAGCTGAGTGGTGCATACCGTGCAATGCTTGCAAGAAACTTAACGTTGCTTCTATAAAGCAAGACTTGGAAAAAATGATAGGCCCGTTTAGAGAAGACATTTCTGAGACAAACCCTGGAACTGTCTGTGCCCAATGTGGAAAAGTTATATACCCATGGCAAGGACGTTGGGTACATAGATACCCTGAACGAAGATTCCAATTTGCAGGGTTTCACGCGCCTCAGCCTATAATGCACATCCACTACTCTGAACCAGCTAAGTGGGCTGAGCTTCTGGCTAAACGTGAAGGTTATGGTAACTACACGCCAGAAAAATATATGAACGAGGTACTAGGAGAAAGTTGCGGTACCGGTGTTCAGCTCGTGTCCATGGATGACCTGCAACAGGCTTGCTTGCTGGAACATCCCAACGACCCAAGGAATCCTAGCAACTGTATGATCGACTTGCAGAAGTACAGATATAGAGTGTTGGCTGTTGACTGGGGTGGAGGTGGTGAAGACGGTGTCAGCCTTACTGTTGCAGCCATTCTAGGCATAACGCCCACAGGTGTAATAGAAGTTATATGGGGCAGACGTCTTATGACGCCTCATGATCACTTAGCTGAAGCTAAACAATGTTTGCAATATTACAACATGTTTAAATGTTCGTTCGTTGCTCACGACTACACTGGCGCAGGTTCTTTGAGAGAAACCTTCCTTTGTCAGGCAGGAGTACCGTACAACAACATAATTCCAATACAGTACGTTAGAGCTGCGTCTTCTAAAATCATGTCTGTCGTGAAACCCACTGCCAACAATCCAAGAATTTATTACAGAATAGACAAGACAAGATCGCTTCTAACCGTCTGCGCAGCTATACGCATGAAGAAGATAAAATTCTTCAAGTACGACTACAGGTCTACAGACGACCCAGGGCTTATCCACGACTTCTTGGCTTTAGTGGAACAGAAGACTGAAACAAGACTAGGCTCAGACATATACACAATTACAAGAAATCCACAGCTGAGCGATGACTTCGCTCAAGCTGTGAATATAGGCGCTTGTGGATTGTGGTATACGACTAACAGCTGGCCAAGTTTAAGCATGCCCAGCAAATTTATTATGTCCGACGAGGTCGAGAGGGCTTTGAACCCTGAGGTTTCTTGGGAGGAGAATCAATAGGTTCTTTTTCTTCTTGCAGTTCGATGAGCCTTTCTATCAGCCATTTGGCTTTTTTTAGATCAATTTTTCCAGCTTTTTTTGGCCATCTCCACATGTATTTAAGTACGTTACCCCAAAGAAAGCCTCTAAACTCATCTTCAGTCAAAGCGTTTCTTATCGCCTCTATACAAGTAACTCCTCTATACCCGTCATAGTGATCTGGGTTCTCAGGCGGCTTTGGCACAGTTACCTCGCTATTCTAATTGATTGAACTTCTCTACTCTCGCCAACAACACATTCCCACCATTCACGCGATACCATCAAATGGTCGCCTATTAACGTGGGGTCAGCCACGCCTTTTTTAATAGTAGTACTTAAAGCTGGTTGCAAGTCCAGACCTTCAACAGCTTTAAGCCCTTTGGTTTTCATCATGTCCAACAGGCTTGTGGTTTTTATGTAAACCAAATCTTCTCTTAGCTTTACGTCTTTTTCTTCTCCCTCTAGGAAGAATCTTTTTTCCATACCGTATTTGCAGCACTGCTCAAACATCTTGACGGTTGCCGATGTTTCTTCTGACTCCATAATTTCAAAACAGCTGTAGCAGTTGTCTATTGCGTCAATGTTTAGACAACCAAGCGATTTGACCCAGTCTTTTGCCAGAGCAACAATCTTAAGTACGAAATCTGTGTCGTACGTTATTGTTAAACCGTTTGTGTTAAGTATCCACGCCATGAACGCAGGCAGTATCTTTCTTGCTTTTTCCTGCAACTCGTCTACTTTTGAACCGAACTCAACATGCAGTACGGTAGCTTTTTTCATCAACCTGGCCAGACAAACTTCTATGTCGTCCACCTCTATAAGGCACGGTGACTTTTCTTCAGAATAAATTAAGGAGCTTAGCTCTTTGCCTATGAATGTTCTTTTCTTTCTAGGTATGAACAAAGGCCATGTACCATTTGGGCAATCAACTTCTTTTTTGCTGGCTGCCGTTACACCTAACCAGCTGCACATGTTTTCAAAGTTTTTGTCTGACTCTGAATAACACAGGTACATCTCTGATTTACCAGACATGGCTGGCATCATCGCAGAGCTTACTATGGTTGACAGCAAGGCCCAGAAGCCTCTGTTTGTGTCAGTGTCTTCCAGCATGTCTGAAAGCTCACTGCTTGTTACTTCTGCGTTGTTGAGATTGAACGTTTGGAAAGTGTTGTTCTTTTTAAACGTGTTAGCGTAATCGACTATCACTCCGTTCTTATCCATAGAGAAGTTGGCAAACCTGAACATTCCGCCAGCGCTGTCCCAGCCAGCTTTGGTGTATTCGCTTATCCATCTAGGATTGCTGAACGCCAAGATAATTTCTTTGAACTCGTGTTTGAACTTTCTATTGAACGAAAATTTGGTGACACCTTTGTTGAATAGAGCGTGTTCAATAAACTTCATGGCGTTAGCTTGGAAGTTTCTGCTGTTGCCACCAAACGGTGTTTTTTCTATGCCTTTGCCAACAACTGTACCGAACACCCTGGACTCTTTATCGTTTGTGGCAATAAGCTCTATAC